AAAGATTCTGTTCTACTTCAACAGATGCACCTCCTTCATTTTTCATCTCCCCAGACTCTGTACGAATGCGCCCTAATCCACTGTATCTTCTTACAGACTTTAGGCGTGCAATCGTGGCATCAATGTCGTTTGCTTGCGACACTAGCTTCTTAATGAACCTTGGTATGTTATAACGAGGGTCCCGTACTACAGTAGTAGGTTCCACAGAGTTATGATATATCAGGTCGTAATATGGCGAAGCCAACAACTCCATTTCAATAGTCGCACGTTGCTCCTCATAATGAGCAAGCAACTGTGTGGCATCTTGAATTATGTCTTCCGAATTTCTTACAAAATTTCTAGCAAACCAGGTATTTAAACTATTAGTTAAGGTTTATACACTAATAGAGTTTGTGACTGTCCTTCTCTAATAAATACTGGGTGGCCCTCGCTTAAAAGCGAAGTTACCAGTTAGAGACTCTGTGCATCAGCCAGGAGCGTCACTTCCTCAGCTGGGTAATCACCAGAGTTTTCGCAGATAGATTCCACAATCTTATCATGCGTTGGTAGCACTTTCTCTAAGTGCTTTGCGTCAGCTGCATAGGCTTCAACCATCCAACCAATGAGTTCGTCTCTCATACATCGATGCTTTTCAGCGTCCGAATTCAAAGCCAGTTCCCAAAGTGCAGATTGCAAGGTACTCTCAAGCTGCTCTTCTGGAGTATCCACCTGTGATGGCATTCTCCAGCTTAACATCTTATTCACTGAGCTCACATCCAATGGTGCCATATATCTGCCAAATGCGGGGTTAAACCTGAATTTACGCTTGAGAAATGACATTTTTGTGCCGTCAAGAAATTTCTCCATAACTGACCCTTTATCAGTGGCTGTAAAGTCCATCCCAAGGAGTTCTTTACAGCCTCTTTGATAACTGATGTTATTGAAAGCATCATGTTTTGAAGCAGCACTTATATCATCACCATATGATCGCATGAGAACATAGTCAAAGAAATCGAGACCACTCAACTCGGGTATTGAGTACCAGATATACATAGCAATTATTAGGTTCCGCAACGAATTATCTTCAGCGGTTCCAAATTTCCCAGACGGCTGTAAACACGCAATGAGGATAATATCCAACAGCATATCTACAAGCGGAAACAAATTGTCACTACAGAGGCCTTGCACTATTCGAATAGAGGCATCGGTGTACCCAAAGTGCGCAAGCACTCTGATAATAATAGTGTATGCACACTGCCCAATACCCCCGGGCATAGTTTGATCATAGCTACCATAGTCACCTTCCACAATGTTAGGAGAAAAATCAGTCATGTCTCTGTAGAACTGGTCAGCACCTTTGTGCATATCAATTCCGACACTGGTCATGAATATATCGTTATGCTCTACCATCATGCTGTAGAATGGCATCAAAAACATACGGTTCAGTATTAGTGATTCCAAAGGAGTCATATAAAACACGCGTGTTTTGCCCTCTCTTACTTTATCCAGCGGCCTTGGTTCGTCCTTAAGATGCGCCTTGAACACAGCACCATAGCACTCTCCTTTTTCATAG